TTATTGCGAGTGATACTGACTCTGTCTATATTACACTCGATAGACTAGTTCAAAAGGTTGGAATATCCGATAAAAGCGATTTGGAAATAACTAGAATTCTTGATAAGTTCTGTTCTGAGAAAATGGAAGTACAAATTGAAAAGTTCTATTCTGAATTAGCTATTATGATGAATGCTAAATCTCAGAAAATGAAAATGGCCAGAGAGTGTATTGCTAATAAAGCAATATGGACAGCCAAGAAAAGATATATTCTTAATGTTTACAATCTCGAGGGTGTTGAGTACGCAATACCAGAATTAAAAATGTCTGGCATTGAAGCTATTAAATCATCTACACCACTTGTATGTAGAACTGCAATTAAGCATTCAATCTCTTTGATCATGTCGGCGGAAGAAAAGGATTTGCAGGACCATGTTTCTAAATTTAGAACCGAATTCGAAAATAAGAACTTTGCTGAGATATCATTTCCAAGAGGAATTAGTGATATAGCTAAATGGAATACACGTACGGGATTCCTAAAGAAAACTCCGATACACGTAAAAGGTTCAATTTTGTTCAATAGATTGATAGAAGAACACGACATTCGTAATAAATATGAAGAGATAGGAAGCGGCGACAAAATAAGATTTTGTTATCTTAAAGCTCCGAACCCACATTTTTCTAATGTGCTATCGTGTCCGGATGAACTTCCAGAGGAATTCAATATACAAAAATATATCAATTACGATTTGCAATTTACTAAATCGTTTCTTGACCCACTGTCGGCTATCCTTAAATCGATAGGCTGGGAAGCAGAGCACACATCAAACCTTGATAGCTTTTTTGGAGATTAATTATGAGAATTGGTCCAATATACACTGCCGAAGACTGTGACGAATTAGTCAAACTGCTGAAACGTTCGGACAACACAAAAATATCTAATATGGGCAGAGAGTTAGAGTTTGAAGAGAACATCAAGCTGGCAATTTTCAATGAGGATGATGAAGAGTTTCATTTGGGAAAAATTATTTATGAATGATGAAAATGATTTCGGTTTTAGTGCCGTAGATGACGAATTTATATCGAGCGAATTCGATAATAGAGACAAGGCTAAAGAAATGTATGATGCCATTTATCCATTATTAACGAATCTTAAAAAAGATTCTGATAAGAGCAAATATATTCTATGGCCAGAACGTGAAAAAAAGATTGACCAATTTATTAACAGATTACAAAATATATTAAACGGAGAGAATACATAACATGTCATTACTAGAAAAAATTAAAAAGAATTCTACAATTAAAGAAAGTTCGATATTGTCGACATCAAAATTCTTTAATGAAAAGGATATGATCCAAACTCAAATCCCAGCAATCAATGTTGCGTATTCTGGTGATCTTGATGGTGGACTCACTCCTGGACTTACTCAGTGGGCTGGTCCGTCTCGTCACTTTAAAACTTTGTTCTCTCTGATTTCAGCCAAAGCATATATGGACAAATATCCAGATGCCGTATTGTTATTTTATGACTCAGAATTTGGTACACCAAAATCATATTTTGAAGCTGTTGGTATTGACATGGAAAGAGTTATCCACACACCACTGACTAACATCGAACAGATGAAGTTCGACGTTATGACTCAATTGGAAGATATTATCCGTGGAGAACATCTAATAGTTCTCATCGATTCTATCGGCAACATGGCATCTAAGAAAGAAGTCGACGACGCTCTTGACGGTAAATCTGTTGCTGACATGACTCGTGCTAAGCAGCTTAAATCGTTCTTCAGAATGGTTACACCACATCTAAATCTCAAAGATATTCCAATGATCGTTGTAAATCACGTTTACATGACTATGGAAATGTTTAGTAAACCAATCGTATCTGGTGGTACTGGTGGCATGTATTCATCAGATAACGTGTTCATTATCGGCCGTCAGCAGGATAAAGATGGTAAAGATCTTATGGGATATAACTTCATTATCAATGTTGAAAAATCTCGCTACGTTAAAGAAAAATCTAAGATTCCAATTACAGTGAAATTCAAGGGTGGTATTTCTAAATGGTCTGGTTTGTTAGATATGGCTCTCGAATCTGGTCACGTTACGAAACCGAAGAACGGTAGATATTCAAAAGTAGATCAAGAGACTGGTGAATTTGATGAAAAGGGCATAAAGATTCAAGCTACTGACACTGCTGATTTTTGGAAGCCAATTCTTGCGGATCAGAAATTTAAAGACTTTGTTAAAGCGAAATACTCAGTATCTCATGGTGCTTTGATTGAAGATGATTCTGAAGAAGTTTATGATAATTTGGAGGACGAAAACGAGTAACTTGGTATATATAGTTCGCTAATAGAATTCAACACGAAGGATCAATATGAGCATTGAAAATATTATATTAAGTAGTTTGTTATATAATGAAGATTACGTCAGAAAGACGATAGCATTTTTAAAGCCAGAATATTTTCATAACGATGCTGATAAAGTTCTTTATAAATTAATAGAACACTATTTCCAGAAGTACAATGCCTCTCCAACAAAGGAAGCATTGCTTCTGGACATAGATAAAGTATCTTTACCGGAACACGTTTTTAAAGAGTGTGTCGAAAAGACCAAGACTTTAGAATATACCGAACAACAGATGGTTTGGCTTACAGATACTACAGAGAAATTCTGTCAAGACAAAGCTCTCTACAATGCGATCATGGATTCAATCAAAATTATCGATGACGATGATGACAAAAATCCATTATCTAAGGGTTCTATTCCACAAATTCTAAGTGATGCTTTAGCGGTGTCGTTTGATACTGATATCGGTCATGATTATTTAGAAAATTCTGAAGAGAGATTCGAGTATTATCATTTAGCTGAAGCGAAAATACCATTCGACATTGAGCATTTTAATAATATCACTAAGGGCGGTGTTTCTAGAAAAACACTTACAATCATACTTGCTGGTATAGGGGCGGGCAAAAGTTTGGCAATGTGCCACATGGCAGCTGGCAATCTTGTGGATAATAAGAATGTCTTATACATCACGCTCGAAATGGCCGAAGAAAAGATTGCAGAAAGAATAGATGCCAATCTTCTAAATATTACCATGGACGATTTGGATAAAACTCCAAAAGCCTACTACGATAAAATGATTGCTAAGCTAAAGTCCAGAACTATGGGCAAGCTTATCATTAAAGAATATCCAACTTCAACAGCCCATGCAAATCACTTTCGTCATCTTCTTAATGAATTAAAAATTAAGAAGAATTTTATACCAGACATCATCTATATCGATTACATCAATCTATGCGGATCAGTCAGAATTAAGGCCGGTGCTAATGCTAACTCGTACACGATGATTAAGTCGATTGCCGAAGAACTTCGTGGACTTGCCGTTGAACACAACGTTCCTATCATTAGTGCTACACAGGTTACTCGAGCTGGATATGGTTCAAGCGATATTGAAATTACCGATACATCTGAATGTATCTTCGAAGATGAAATGATTGAACTGCGTGATGGTAGTTCTAAAATGATCAAAGAAATTGTCGTTGGTGATCAGATTGTATCTAACGATGAATATAAAACTGTACATATGGTTCATCATTCGAAACTCAAAGACTGTTATAAGATAAAAACATCAGCTGGCAAAGAAATAATTGTAAGCAAAGATCATGTATTTCCAACAAAGCGTGGCAGAATATCAATCGAAACCGGATTAAGTGTCGGTGATAATCTTAATAGTAGGAACCGTGATGAGTAATATTTATTTAGCATGCTTAGCTAAAGCAGAGTACTTGATGGAAAATGGTTATCCAGTTGGTAAGATTGATTTGGAGCAATTGACCGATCTTCTTGTTAAATTGGAAAATGAGAAAATAGAAAAGCAAACACTCTCAGATGCTACTATAGATTATAATGATACTATTGTTGAAATCACAGAGCTTGGAGAACTGGAAACAGTCGATCTTTCTGTGTCTGGTGATAATCTATTCTACTGTAATGACATATTAACAAAGAATAGTTTTGGACTTCCAGCCACTGCCGATTTAATGTTCGCTCTAGTTACATCTGAAGAGATGGAAAAATTAAATCAAGTTATGGTGAAGCAACTTAAAAACAGATATTCAGACATGTCAAAGGATAGGAGATTTTTTGTTGGACTAGATAAGAGTAGAATGAAATTTTATGATCTAGAAGATAGTGCACAACGAGTTTTAAATGACGATGTTGCTATAATGGATCAAACGCCGACTGGTAAAAGAATTAATGATGAACTTAGAGATAAAATGAAAGATTTTAAATGAGCTATAAAATTATTGATAATACACTCGTAGAAAATAAAACTGATATTACTATTATTCAATCTAAAGATCGTGAAACATTATTAAATATGAAACGACATTTGTGCATGGGTGGTGGTTTTAACGGCTTTACACCGGCATTCTTTTTAAACAAACCAGGAGTAAAATAAATGGCTAACAACACATCTTCATCTAGCACCGGTGGCGTAGGATTTTTAGGACTACTTACTATCGTATTCATTACGCTAAAACTTACAGGATATGTTGCCTGGAATTGGTTTTGGGTATTGTCGCCCATCATTATTCCATTTAGTATTGCAATATTGATAATTTTGATATGGATAATTGTTACTATTTTTAAAAGATAGTTGACATTTGAATGAGAATTGTTTATAAGAGCATATGAACATATTCTATTTAGATAAATCACCAGTTCTCTGTGCGCAGTGGATGGTGGACAAGCATGTAGTTAAGATGATCGTCGAAACTGCTCAAATGTTGTCTACCGCCCATCGTGTATTAGACGGCACTCAGATAATTCAGTCGTATGAAAAATCGAATGGAAAAATTGGCTCTCGGAAACATATGCTTTTGGTTGATGAACGAGAGCCAATATTATATAAAGCTACTCATGCCAATCATCCATCTTCAGTGTGGGCTCGCACTTCGGTGCAAAATTATAACTGGTTGGTAGAACACATGTATGCACTTGGTAGTGAGTACACTTATCGTTACGGTAAGACTCATGCAACTATTACTAAGTTAGCATATCTTCTGCAGAGCCCTCCGTATGGATTACAGAAGCAGGGTTGGACAGAACCACCATCATGCATGCCAGATGAATTTAAAACATCTGATGTAGTTGCCAATTATCGTGAATATTACAAGACCGCGAAAGCACATCTGCATTCGTGGAAAAAACGCGAAAAGCCAGATTGGATTTGATATGAATAAGATTGATCACATTCCACATCTCGAAGATCTTTTGATACTTCGCGGGACCGATGCTCTCAATGATATTATTGATGTTCTTTATTATAAGGACTCGTTCTCTATCAAATACGATGGTGCTCCTGCCGTATTGTTTGGAACATGTCCAACTGAGAATAAGTTCTTCGTTGCAACTAAATCATTTTTTAATAAGACGCCAAAGATTAATTATAATGTGGAAGACATTACTAGAAACCACGGCAAATCACCGGAACTGGTAAATAAGCTCACGTATATATTTCCACTATTAGAAGATCTGTTTCATAATGATCTTTCGGTAACACATCAATCATCAATCATCCAAGGAGATTTGTTATTTCTTGGTAGTAATCTCGATGGAACAAACACTTTCACACCTAACACTATAACATATAAATTTGATTCACCGCACCGAGTTTACTATGACATTGGTATAGCACTTCATACACATTATGACACTCAACTGAAAAGCAGTACATCTATTAGTGATAACGTTTTAAAAACGCCGCAATTGGATAGAAGTTTCTATGCTCCACAAACGAGTGTTTCTCGAGGAAGAGGTGGAGACGGTAAACTATCATCATTCCTTTACAGTCTTGCGAATTTTAATAGATGTGCTAAAAACTTTAAGCCAGACCCAAAAAATGTAGTGCTCGTAAATAAACTCATTAGAAATAATGAAGAACTAACAATTTATAATCTACAAGATATTTTTAACAACGAAGAATTTGTAATCCTATATTTGAAAGTTAAAGCTGCTAAAGAATTTTTAATTAGTATGCTTGATAAAACATATGGACGAAATGGTCTGATCAAAAGTATCAACGATGTTTCATGTGGTCATGAAGGATTTGTCACTAGGCTCAATGACAATACGCCAGTAAAGCTTGTTAATAGAAAAGCATTTAGCTACGCAAACTTTGAGAGACATTCATGAAAACTTTAATATTCACATATGGTAGATTTAATCCACCAACACTTGGGCATGAGTTGTTGTTCAATCTTATGCGACAGACCAGAATTAAATATAAACATGCAGAAACTATGGTTGTACTAAGTCATTCTAATGATAAGAATAAAAATCCGTTGGATATAGACTTTAAATTCAACATATTGTCTAAAGCATATACGACTATGAATTTCGTTAAAGCCTCATCACAATATCCATCGTTTATTCAACATCTAACACTGGCTTCACCAAATTATGACAAATTGATTTTTGTGTGTGGTGAAGATCGTGTTGAAGAATATAAGCGCTTACTAAATAATTATAATCATTTTGATTTTAATTTTAAAGAAATAGAAGTAATGTCTGTCGGAAAAAGAGATGAAAGCGACGATGTTTCTGGAATTAGTGGTTCTAAAATGAGACAGTTTGTTAAAGATAGTGATAAAGAATCATTTAAGCTTAATTGTCCATTAGCATTTAGTGAAGGCTTTAAAAATGTTACATACAATTATTTGAGAGTAAAGGAGAAAGATGATGAGTAACACTATAGAAAAATCAATCAATGAACGCAACCGAGCAGAGCAGGCTAGCCATAAACTAGCATATATCATGCAGCGCGAAGGCCTCCCAATGGACGCGCAGCTAATGAGCGCTGTCGCGGCTGAGATTGAAGAATTCTGGAATAAAAGGGGAGACACAACAATGACCAATGAAACAATAATGGGCGACCCAGTGATGAGTGATACGGAAGAGTTGAAGCCCTGCCCTTTTTGTGGTGAAGATGCTGAACATCGGGAGTTTGACCATCGCCACCCATATGAAATGTATGGTATGCTTTGCGACCACGATGATGGCTGCTATCTTAGTTTGCATACTCACTCCGATGAGTATGTTGCTCGGTGGGACAATCGACTGCCTGTAAAAATTGTAACACCGAATGATGTTCATCTCGCTGTCAAAGCACTGCAAATGTCCAACGACGATGACACTAGAGATCGCGGCTATTTGATTGGCAGTTATCTGGACGCCCGCACCCTTCCCCCTGTTGACGGGGAGTTGCCCACCGAAGCGAGGAAGGTGATTGAGGACTGCGTTGAGGCTTTGCAACCGTTTGCAAATTTCCGCGTCAAAGGTGCCACAGTAGATCATCAAATCACAATGGGTTCGTTTATGGCACAACAACAGTTGACGGCAGGAGATTGTGTTGCTGCCAGTAAAACCCTCACCGCCGCCCAAGCGTATATAGGAGAGAAGTGATGACCGATAGGGAACCCTGCCCAAACTGTGCCGCGCTCAGCTTCGTTTGCGGAATCTTCTTCAGTGCTAAACCAAATCTACGCGCTACTAACTTAGCCTTTAAACTCAGCCACCGCGAATTTAAGCGTGGTAATGGTTCCACTAAATCTTTGCAAGACGCTGTAAGGCTTCATCTCGAAAATACGGTCGAAGCAAAATAACCTAGTGAAATTAGAG